TTTAAAGATACTCGAAAACCAACGCGAAAAGGCCGAGGAGCTGGCGGCTGGGGGAACCCTCGAATATTACGTTAACCGCTCACTCTTTTTAATGGCGATTGACCGCTCAAGCCGTTACCATATTAAATTTAGCAAGTTTTCCAGGCTATGGGATGAGCACAGCGCCCGCCATTTAGAAGAGCCGCTCGCCCCGTGGTTAGGTTCCCGCCTCGATAATGAGTATTTAGACGCCTATATCGCCCTCATGCCACAAATGGACGCCGTGATTTTGAGGCTTTACGCTTTGCCCGATTTCAGTTATAAGGACGCCAGCGCTAAAACAGGAATCCCGATAAAGACCCTTTACAAATTAGTCGAAAACGCATTAACACGAATCAAAAAAAATGTTCACCGTACCCCAAACCATTCGAGCCCAGCGGCTCGCGATTTGTCAGAGCTGTAAGCATTACGTCAACTCAACTCAAAGTTGCGGAACCCTGATAGCGGGGCGAAAATTAAACCCCGAGGAACTCGCCGAGGCTGAGGAAAACAATAAAATAACCCACTATCGTAGAAAAACAAGGCTTTGCGGTTGCTTTATGCCTGCTAAAGTTCATTTTACGGGTTACCGTTGCCCGCTTAACAAATGGGGCCGCTATCGATTAACCGAAGAGGAAACCGAATTACTACGCGAGTTCGTTTCGGGGCTTCCTGAGGGTGGGAAAATCAATGTTCAAACGGTTAAGGTTCTCAATGAATGGGTGTATAAAATGACGGGCCACCGTATGGCGTGCCAAACTTGCAAGGGAGCCCAGCTCGTTAATTGGATTAAACGAGAGGTTGCAAACTTCGAATGAAGGGTTTTAACGTCATTTCGGGGCAAAAATAGGCGGTTATTCCGTTAATAGATAAAAGACTTAATAAAATGCCACTACCAACGAGAGAACCAAAGGAAGAGCGCCACGAATTTATCGGGCGTTGTATGGCTGATAGCAAGGCGATAAAAGAGTTTCCCGACGCCGCTCAGCGGTTCGCGGTTTGCCAATATCAGGCCGATAAACCCGAAATTGAGAACTAAAAATGCGATTTCGCCGTCGGTGAAACACCAATAAAATAAGGAAAAACGACTTTTTTAACTTTGCAAAATGGAAAAAACCGAAATACTTTATTACGTGCTCGCCGTCGCTTGCATAGTGGCGGGGTTTTGGGGCGTAATTGATGCAATTAAGCAAACGAAAAAGAATAAATAACTATGGCGTACAATTTCCAAAAGTCCGAAATTAAAAAGGCTATCGAAGGCTCGGGCGGTTACATATCCGAAATAGCCCGCCGCCTCGGGTGCGATTGGCACACGGCCGAAAAATATATTAAGCTGCACGAATTAACGGCCGAGCTTCAAATCGAGGATGAAAAAGCAACCGACCGCGCCGAGGTTAAGTTAATGGAGGCAGTGGAGGCTGGCGAAATAGCCGCTATTATTTTCAGGCTAAAAACCAAAGGGAAAAAACGCGGTTACGTGGAACGCCAGGAACTCACGGGGGCCGATAATCAGCCAATAATAACTATTAGCTCGAATTTATGAAACTTTATATTCCTGTTAGCGCCGACCAAATAACCCTCAAACGGTTCGTAGATTACCACACTTCAACCGACGATGTTGAGCGCGTAATGATAGCCGTAAACAAATCGCGGGAATACTGCGAAGGGCTCAAGGCCGAAACGGTTCAAACGGTGCTCGACTTATTCGAAACTGCAATGACTACGGGAAAGGATACCCACACGCCAACCGTCACTATTGAGGGCGTTAAATTGGGGTTTATTCCTGACATTAATAACATGACGTTTCGCGAGCACGTCGATTTAGATCAACTCAGTAAATCGATTTGGCTAACGAACGGGAAAACGGATTATAAGAACCTCCCCCAGCTAATGGGGATACTTTACAGGCCCGTAATTGAGCAAGTGGGGGAATTTTATAACCTGGCTAAATATGACTCCTCGAAAGTCAAAGCATATATGAAGGCGATTAACGGGTTAACTATGGATAGGGTTCAAGGCGGCTTGCTTTTTTTTTCGAGTATCGCCGCCGAATTAGTGAACAATTCGTTGGAATCTTTGGACGCGATGTTGACGAGGGAACTGAGGGAGATTATACCCCCAGCGGGTTAGCGCGTTGGGGTTGGTATCACGTACTCGAGAGCGTTTCGGGGAATGATATAACGAAACACGAAAACGTTTTAGATATGGAGGCGGCGGCAATTTTTACCCACCTCAGCTATATGCGAGATTTTCAAAGCGAGGAGGCGAGAATAATTAAACAGAGTTACCGAAAATGATAACACAAATAAGTTATAACGTTTTAATTGAGCGGTTCAAAGCATTCGCGGCGGCTCACTTTCTAATTAAGGGATTTAGCCACGGCGATTTATCTAATATTGATATTGATAAGGGCGTTGAGTTCCCGTGGATGCACGTTCTCCCCGTTGAGGTTGAGCCGCGAGCGGGTTCCCGTCTGTATTCGTTCGTTATCATTTTCGCCGATTTGCCACGCGATAAGGAAACGCCAGCCGAATATCAAAGGGAATGCATTTCGGACTGCATTAAGCTGGCTGAGGATTTACTCGCCGAGGTTCAAAATGGGCTAACCGTTTTCGGGCCAACGGTTGAGCTCGATGGGGGTGCAAATATTGAGGTGTTCATAAATGAGTTTTCTCATACGCTGGTCGGGGTTAATCTTCAAATGACGCTCTCGGTTCCGTGGGATTGGTCGGCCTGTGACATTCCCGCCGATTTCACTATTGGCGGTTCAGGTTCGGGCGGTACGGGAACGGGGGTCGGTTTGACCTTGCAAACGAACGGCGTTAACAACGGGCTACAAAGTTTATTGAACCTCCAACAAGGAACCAATGTAACGATCGTAGATAATGGGAACGGAACCGTAACAATAAATTCCACGGGCGGCGGTGGCGGTGGTGGGGGTACGGTTACGAGTGTGGCGTTGACGGTTCCCTCGGCTTTTGCGGTTTCAGGTTCGCCAATAACGAGCGCGGGCACGTTGGCAATAACTGGCGCGGGAACTTCGGGCGATTACATCGACGGAACGGGGGCGCTCCAAACGTTTCCAACTATACCAACCGCTCAGGGGTTGCAAGATGTAATAACCGAGGATAATGTTCTAACCACTAACAATGTAATCGACGCGGGGAATTTCGCGTTAACGTTCGATAACGTTGGCTCATATACCGTAAATTCTGACGGAAAATTAAGTATTAATAACTCCAACGGAAACGATGAAACCGAATTCGGTTCGGATAATTTAAACGCATTCGTACGATATACCGACACGGCTAACAATTACACTGCCGAAATAACCGCGAGCGGTGAATCCTCAATTTTAAACACTCAAGCGGGTTTAGCCGTTACAAATCAATTCGGAACGCTTGCCATTGGCATCGGGGTTGAGGGCGGCGCGTTTCCTTTTACTCAGAACGCAATGATTATAAAAACGCCAGCGGTTGACGCGGGCACAGCGACCGTTGGGGACGTTTTAACGCTAGTCGATGCTGCCAGCGGCAAAGTGGAGTTTGGAGTAGCAGGTGGTAGTGGCACGGTTACCTCGGTGGGTTTGACGATGCCAACGGCCTTCAACGTTTCGGGGTCACCTGTTACCACGGCGGGAACGCTTGCGGTTACGGGTGCGGGTACAACGGGCCAATATGTAAGGGGCGACGGTACTCTCGCCAACTTCCCGAGCACGGGAGGCGGTGGCGGTCAAATATTCTATTTTAACGGGAATATCTCTCAGGGCACTATTTTAGGAACGCCCTTTTATGAGCTGGGCACGGCGGCCAACACAGGGCCCGCCGCTAACTTTACACGCGCCACTACGGGCGTTATTGCGAGCTTTATAACGGACGTTGGTTCGCCGAATCATTTAATTATTCCTTCGGGCGTTTGGACCATTGATGTTTATTTGAGTGAAACGGGCGGGGGTTCGAATAACGCCGAAATAGTGGCGGTGCTCAAGGTTTACGACGGTGCGGCCTTTACAATTATCGCGACCTCGCCACTCGAGCAAATAACCAACGGTAGCGTTATTGACCTTTACACGTTCGCCCTCTCGGTTCCCAATACGATAACCGCCGCAAGTGATCGCGTCGTTATCGAGTTCGACATTCAGAATACAAACGGAAAAACGGTTACTCTTTATACTGAGGACGGCCGAATAGGTGAGGTTCATTCAACCTACGCGATTGGGCTCAGCTCGTTGAATGGGTTAACTGACTCAACTCAAACTTTCGCCACGGGCACGGCGGGAACGGATTTCGGTATTAACTCAGCGGGAAGCGTTCACACGTTCAACCTACCGACGGCCTCGGGGTCAAATCGGGGCGCGTTAAGTTCGGCCGATTGGAGTACGTTTAACGGCAAACTAACAGGAAACGCCCCAATAACAGGGGCCACGAAAACAAAAATAACATACGATTCTAAAGGACTTGTAACGGCGGGCGCTGACTTGAGCGCCTCAGACATTCCAACGGGAATCGACGCGGCCAATATTGGAGCGGGCACGGTAAGTAATACCGAATTCGGTTATTTAGATGGTGTGACCTCAGCAATTCAAACCCAGCTAAATAATAAAAAAGACACAATAGCATACGGGCAAGTTTTTACGGCTACGGTGGTAGCATCTTCAACGGTTTACGGCGCCATAACGGGAATAGCTACTTTTAACGGAACGGAATCTAATAGACATTTCGCCGTGCCAGTTGCGGGAATAGTGAAGAATTTTTACGTTCGAATGAACGGAACTCAAAGCGCAACGGGAACGCTAGTTATTACAATTCGAAATAACGCGACATCGAGCTCGGTAACGGTTACGGTTTCAAATGCTGATGGGGCGAGCCCAACGAAAAGCGATAATGTAAACACGCTAACCGTTGCGGCTGGCGATTTGCTTTCTATTCAATTTATAAATAACGCGACGGCCGCGAGTGCAGGGGTTTCCTCGGCCGCCTTTATAATCGAACGAACCTAATGGCAAAGCTCGAAAATTATAAACCTATTCTCGATGAATTCGGGGCCCGAGTAATTAAACGGGCTCAAGCGAATTTGCGTAAAAAAAGAAACATTCGAGGCCGTTCGGTTAATCGCATCGACACAGGAAACCTCAGTAGTAAATTAACGTGGGGATATTTCAAACGTGGCCCGAATATTTTGCAATGGTTCGGCGTTCCTTTTAACGATACCCCGACGCGTAATTACGCTGATGTAATAGAGAAGGGAAGGCGCCCCGACGATAACCCGAAAACGTGGCCCCCCGTTTCGCCGATATACCAATGGATGAAAAGAAAAAGCCTTTTTAATTCTGAGGATGAAAAAAACAAACTTTGGGAGGCGGCTCGAATGGCGAAGAGCATCGGACGCCGTGGTATAGTGGGGATTTTTTACATGAGGGACGCTTTTCAA